TGGTTCTAACGGTCTTATCAACAGAGACGAGCAAGGTGGTGCGTTACAGTCAGGTAACGGAATCATTGAAATTGCAGGCATCAAGATCTACAAGTCAATGAACATCCCATTCTTCGGCTCTTACGGTACTAAGTATGGTTCTGCATCTGCAACAAACCCCGGTGTAACAAGCCCCGGAAACGTAGGATCATTCGTTGGTGAAACAGCTGAAGACGGTAGAGCTTCTGTAACTGGTATCAACAACAACTACGGTAACGCTTCTGACTTCGCTAACAGCTGCGGCTTAATCTTCCAAAAGGAAGGAGCTGGTGTTGTAGAATCAATCGGACCACAGGTTCAGATTACTTCTGGCGACGTATCAGTTGTGTACCAAGGTGATGTAATCCTAGGTAGACTTGCAATGGGAGCAGACTTCTTAAACCCTGCTGCTTGCGTTGAGTTAATCGCTGGTGCTGCTGTCGGATCTACAGGTAACGCTGCATTCG